ATGTGAAATTAAAGATGTTGAAATCAATGGCTTTAATAATGCATTGAGAGAAATGATTGACAACCCTACCTTCAAAAAACTTGGTAGGCCTCGTAAAACTGTAAGGAGAACACGCAATGCAAAATAAATATTTATCTGAAGACGATATCAAACGAGTCTTTTTTCAATCCAACATGGATAAAGAAGAAGGCTATGATTTTGATGAACTGCTAGACTTTGCTGACAAAGTTATCTTGACAGCATCATTTCCAATTGCTCGCACAGAACGAGAGTTCTGCATCGAGTTTGTTGAGTCTCTGAATGTTGAAGTAGCCAAGGCACTCAGAGAAAAAAGAGGCAGTCTGTGACATCTGACGATGTGATCACAGAACTTCTGGGAGAAGGGTGGGATAAAGATGTCCTACCCTACTTTCTAGATTTTCTAAAAAGATCCCTAAAAGATGCAGATAGGTACTGTTTCATCAGAGACTTTGCCAAAACATTAACTTTCAATCATAATCCTAGAGACAGGCTGGAAATGAAACACTTTGATGATGTTTTGGATGCAAAAAAGTATGATTTTGATGAAAATCACTGACGGAAAGCTGGAAGCTAACTGGGATGAAATCAAGTCCTTAGCTGATGCGTATGACCGTGGCTGTCGCTCTGAAGAATCATACAAAGCAAAGATGTTTGGCTTGATTTATGAGATGGGCTATACATCTGCTATGGATGATATGGAAGAGCAAGGCCTGCAAATGGGCTATCTCATGACCCACACCATGGGAAATGCCTAAAAAAAGGGGGGCTGTTAGGCCCCCCAAACGCTTCTTTGCATTGGCAACTGCTAGAAGTTATTGGTTAGGTGAACCACCTACTGTTCCTAAGTCTATGGGTTGTTGCATAGGTACATCTGCATTTTGATCACCCATCATTCTTTGACCAGCCTGAGCCAATGGTGCTCCTACTGCTGTAGACAAGCTAGGATTGACTGCAGGCGTTAGTTTGTTAACAACCTTAGCTACAGGCGATGTTATGGCATTAGCCCATGCAGGACGATTAACTAGGGTCTTGACAAGAGCTTGTTGGACCAAGGGGTTGTAGACAGCATTGGTTCCTGCTGTGATACCAGCACCCAGTAAGCCAGCAGTCTCAGGTCCACCCAAGTATCCTGACAGGCCTAATCCAGCTCCTGCAATGGTTTTTTCAAGCATTCTTTGCTCCATGCTTGGAGTTTTCTGACCCAATACTTTTACACCAGCCTGAGCTTCTTTTTGTAATTTTGCTTTACCTTTGGCTAGATTTTCAGTTGTATTTTCATTTTTTACTTGCGTCATGAGTTGTGAAGGCGTGAAAGAACTTTCATTCTTTAAAGCTTCAACAGAGCCACCTGCAGTTCGTTTTGGTAAAGACAGTGCACTGTGAGCTGAGTTAGCCTTCTTCAAAATACCTGTAGGATCTTTGGCTTCAGCCATGTCTCTTAGACTTTGCTGTAACAAAAGAAGAGCTTTAGCTTTTTCTCTTTGATCTACAGCATTATCTGCAGTGCTACTAAAAGCACTATTGATCTCAGAACCAAGTCTAGAATCTAAATCCTTAAAGTTTCTGGCATACATGAACTTACCAGCAGTTGGGTCTACAACATATCTTTTGTTAACCATGTTAACCAATTGGTTATATTCCTTGAGAACTGCAGGATCATTGATGTTCTTTTGTGCGTACAAAAGGCTAGCTTGTGAAAGTCGATTAGCTTTATTGGTAGGCTCAATGGTTCCAATTTTGGGAAGAATGGTGTTATACATCTTACCAATTTGACCATCAACCAAATCTATAGTTTGTTGGGTGTTAAAGTGCTCAGGAACATCTAGGCCAAGATCAGTGGCAATGTTGCGTACCAAGCCCTTGCTGAACTCGTTGACGCCTTGTTGTTGGGCACGCTCGACTGCGCCTCCGGGGACCACATCCCTCAGGAAATCTTCTGTTTTCTTATAGATACCACCCAAAGCTTGTCCAATCGACAGCTTGTTGATATCCACTCCTGCATCTTTTAGTTTCTGCAACTGATCAGAAAGCTTAGGCATCAAAGCACTTCCCAAAACCTTACCAAAGGTGTTGATCAAATGACTTCCTAGCACGCTGATACCAACTTGTCCTATCTTCTGATCAAGTACATTCTCAGTTGAATCATCAGCCTGTTGTGTAGCACCACCCAACAAACCTTGGGCAACACTCTGTCCCATCAAACCCAGTCCCTTGGTTGCAGAGCCTACAGCCATGCCACCACCAATATTTACTGGGCTTGCGATATTACCTATTAATCTAGCTGTATCAAAGGACGTATCGCCTTGACGAGCTGTTGCATAAGCTTCTTTTGCATCTTTGTTAACTGTATGAGCTTCGTTCTCAAAATAGTCAGCAGTGTCTTTTAACCCAGCTTTTCTGAATGCACTAGCAAGCAAAGCAGGAGGTATTTGAGCCAAAGCATCAAATGGCTCACGCATACCAAAAAGAACAGATGCCGTTTTTGGATTGTCTTTCCAAATCTTGTACTTGTCTTGTACTACTTGTGAAGGAATATTATTTTGTGGCCTAACATCTGGTGATTTACCAGCAAGCATTTTCAAATCTTCTGGTGAAAGCGATTTTAAATACTCTTCTTTTTGCTGTTGTTCAGCAGGAGGTTGACTATTGTTGGCTAAAGCTTTTAGCTCATCCTGACTCAATGAGGAAAGATAAGCTTCTTTTTCAGGCGTTAAAGTCGTTGTCATTGTGCACCTGCCTTCTGTTTATTCATAAAATCTTGTGCATCTTTTTGAGATATGTAAGGTCTTGGCATTGGCACAAAATAATCTTGTTTTACTGATTCTGCAGTTGAAGAACCACCAGTTGGCATATGGCTAGCTTTTTCATTGTGATATTGGATAGCCATGCGAGCAAGTTTTTCGTTTGCATTCAACAATACCAAAATTTCAGCAGGCGTCATGGAGATGTCTCCATCTGCCGCTCTCTCCACCAAGGCCCTCTCATTTTCAGTAATACTTCCCTCGCCCTTCATTTCCATTCTTGCATAAGCTAAATTTGCCTTAGCTTGTGATTGCAACAATCTTCTGGTGTTTTCTAGTGTTTCTTGTGTATTTTTACCAGCTACACCCAAAGTTGTTCCAACTTGTTGCAATACAGTTGCTAACTGAGCTTGTGGTCCCAAATTAATTTTTCCTGATTCAACAGCTCTTCTAGCAGTATGAATATTGTCAATTAACTTAGTTGCCTCATCAGCTTTTGTTTTACTTGCATCAAGTCCTTTGACAAAAGCTCCAACTAATTTAGATTCATAATCTTCTTGAGTATGCGTGTTAACACTTAATTTAGTTGAACCAGCTTCTTTAATTCTTTTAATTTCAGCTAACAATTGATCGCTTTGCTCAGGTGTAAGCTTTTGACCCAAGTTAAATCCTAGTGCATCAAACGCTGTTTTTGCATCAGGACTCAACTTGGTATTTTGCATATAGTTTTGCAATTTAATTGCATCTGCTGGGTCATAATTCCCATTTGCATCAGGTTGAATGCCTAAGTATGCGTGTGCATTTTTCAATTCATCGGTTGTTTTTTTGCCACCAGTACCAACAATTTTGACTGTTCCATCGTTGTTGAGTTGAGCCAAAGTTCCACCCTCAGGAATTTCTTTGTACTCAGGTTTTAATGCTTTCAAAAGACTGATATGCCCACTAGCAAGATCGCCAGCCATCTTAGGATCAATACCCATCATTTGATTGTAAACATCATTGTTTAATGTTGGATTGCCATTTTTATCAGTAGTAAATGCTTGAGGTGCAAGTTCTAAAAGTTTGTTTTGCTTTTTGGTAGCCAAGTCTTGTTGCAAGATAGCCATTCTTGCTTGCAAGTTAGGTAGCTCTTGTTTCTTTTGTTCAGCTTGGTATTGAGCCATAACATTAGAAGCATTACCTAGACTCTCTCCAAACGAACCAGTTCTGGTTGGAGACAACAAAGCACCAGCCAAAGCAAACCAAGGAATGTCTTTTGCTCCAGAACCTTTCTCTAACCTATCTTGTATCTGAGAAGAGATCAAATCCAACTTGTTTTGTTGTTCTTGAAAAGGGCTAACAGCAGGAGTAGGAGCAGGCTGTTGAGGTGTAGCAACAGGCAGTGGGCTTGCATTTGAAACAGATGCAGGCAAGCTTGTGTTTGAATTAAGAGAATATGCAGGATCAGAGCCCAAACTAAGATTGGCTTGGGATTGGTCCATCGTTGGCTGAACTTGAGCCAAAGCACCAACAGAATTTTGAGCGTCTTGCATGATTTGATTATTTTTAAACGGTTGTTGAGTTGTAATCACTTAGCAACATCATTGGGAATCCAAGCTTGCTGTAATCAACTGTGTAAACTCCATCGTTGTCAGTGACTGCTGATTCGTGCTCTGTACCCAACAGATCTTGAGCCATTACACCAACGTAGCAGTCATCGCTCCAGAGGTATTGGAAGCTATAAAGCTTGATTCCATTGTTTTCACCAATCAAGCTTACGTTTCTCTTGAATCTTCTGTCACTCAAAGTGTTGTACAACTGGTTAGCACCATTAGCTGTTTGCAAACCACCATTGAGCAAAGATAAGGCGCCAGTTGCTGTTGCCAAGCCAGATGGCTGATAAATAGATGCAGGAGCCTGTGTAATCGCTGTAGTCGTTGTAGGCTTAGACAAAGATGCCAACAAGTTAGCATATGCCTGAGCTTGCTGTTGACCAAACAACTGTTGATTTTGGTTAATTGTCTGCTGTTGAGCACCAAGTGTAGACAAGGCATTCAAGTTGTTCAATCCAAGAGACTGAGCAGTTGTTCCCAAATTACCTTGGGTTTGTGCTTGTGCTATCAAGTTAGCCTGTTGAGAAGCAGTCAACTGACCTGCAGTCTGACCAGCAGTTAAGTTTGCTTGATTCTGTGCGTTTTGCAAAGAACCTTGTGTAGCACCAACTTGAGCCAATGTGTTTGCTTGTTGTGCAGTCAAGTTGCCAGCAATCTGACCTGATTGAATAGCATTCTGTGCACCAAGGTTTGTCAAGTTGCCTAGTGATGTTCCTGCAGTAATTGCATTTTGACCAGCTTGATTGGTTAAATTGCCTAAGCTTGTTCCTGCAGTCAATGCATTTTGAGCCTGTTGGTTAGTCAAATTGCCAAGAGCTGTACCACCTGCAATAGCATTCTGAGCTTGTTGGTTAGCAATACTGCCTGTAGTAGCACCAGCTTGTAAAGCATTTTGGGCTTGCTGATTGGCAAATTGACCAGTAAGTGAAGCACCTTGCAAGGCATTTTGAGCCTGTTGATTGGTTGCTGTTCCAGCCAACTGAGCCGCAGTCAATTGGTTTTGTGCTTGAGCATTGACCAAATTACCTGCTGTACTGCCCAAATTTGCCAAGTTAGCGGCCTGCGCTTGTTGGACTTGACCTGCAGTAGCACCTGCTGTGAGTTGATTTTGAAGCCCTTGTTGTGCGGCGCTCAGTGCCTGCCCATACCCAGTATTTAACTGGTTCGCAATCTGTGCATTCAGTGCTGTATTGGCATCAGCCACAGTCTGACCCAACACCTCCTCACCCCTCAAGGAGCCAAATTGACCTGAGGCAACAGCTCCAGCATTTGCAGAGGGCAAGAGGTTTTGGTTAATGTTTTGTTGGCCCTGAGTCTCAAGCTGATTGATCACGCTTTGTTGGTAGGGGCTCATGTATTGGCCTGCAAGCTGTGCGGCGTTTTGAGTGCCAGCTTGTAGGTATGGGTTAGCGGCAGAGAGGCCCGTTTGCTGTGTGGCCGCGCTCGCATACGGATTAAACGCACCTAGTTGATTGGCTGATGTAGCTGAACTTATGTATGGCTGTTCTGCACCAAGTACATTTGCATTCGCACCTTGATTGATTAATCCTTGAGCTTGTCCAAGAATATTTGCATTAGCACCTTGGCTTAAATAGCCTTGTGCACTGCCTAGGGCGTTTTGGTTGATACCTTGGTTGATTGCTCCTGAGCCAGCACCAACTATGTTTGCGTTTGCTCCTTGGCCTAGGTAGCCTGCGCCAGCCGTTGCGCCATTCATCCCAGCACCTTGGTTAATTAAACCTGATCCTGCTGAGGATGGATTCATGGCAGAAGCTGTGCCAAGGTACCCAGATGCGGCCAACGCTGGGTTGGTATACATCGCTTGATTTAATGCAGAAGCACCAGCATTCAGAGGGCTGTTTGTGGTTGCGTTAGTGAGGTACGGGTTGGCCGCGTTCACCGAGTTCAGCCCATTAGCTGAAGAAAGTGCATTTGTTGCATTCGTCAAGTAAGGTTGATAAATGCCTGAGTTTGTTAAGTTATTAGCATTGTTGAAGGCTAGTGTTTGATTGGCTGTTGGACCTGCAAACTGTGCGTTCTGGGCCGCGTTCATGCCATACAGAGCCGTACCCTGCGAAAGTGCTGAATAGAAGGGATCGAGAGAGGTGGCAGAGGTTTGGGAGGTCTGCACGTTGGGGGCCGCGGCCCCTTGCGTGAGCGATGTACTTCCAGAATTATTCAACGTTGGCAAATTTGATAAAGCCAACGCCCCACTTCCAGACCCAGAACCTGTTGTAGTTGATGTGGTCATTTCCTATTCCCCTCTTGTAAGTAAGCCAAAGGACTCTTTGCCTTAGGTGGTATTTTGTCATCAGGAGCAGATCTCTTGTGTGCTCTGATTGCTTCTCTCATCTTGTCCAACGCCTGAGCACCTGCTTTATTTGACCCATCTCCCAACGAGGCCACAGTGTCAGCATCAAAAACGTACTCTCCATCTGCCAATTTTGCATCAATATCATCACTTTGTCCTGTTCCTGCACCTTGTACATAGTGCGTACCACCCCTTGTACTAAAAACCGTTTCTAAGGGTGATTTGGGGTAATGTGGGTGCCCAAAATGATCATTGATATGACCACCTTTTTTGGCATTTAAATTTTTAAACGAGGGAACAATACCTGATGTGCTTACGCTCTCAATAGGCATTTGATAAGCACCCATCAGTTTTAAGTTTTCATTATATGGAGATGTAGAACCTTGGCCTCCACCAGAGGTTGAACCTCCTGAAAGGCCTGATGGAGAAGCAAAACCTGAGCTAGAGCCTTGGGTTGGTGAAAGTGAGGTTTTTGCGTCTTTGAGTGCAGAGGCCGCATTTGCTAGCGCAGAAGCTGTAGACAGAGCATTACCAGCATAGGTGTAGCCAGTAGGCGTCATGATATCTGCCATGCTTTGAGCAACTGGTGTTGATGCACCACCCAAAGTGGAAACCCCAGAGGCGGCGTTGCCACTCAAGTCAGTGATACTAGGTGCTAACTGTGAACTCATGTCACCAGTCTGGAGAACATTACCTAAGGTATCAAAGGATGGGTTCAGACCAGCACTTGCGTTAGCAACTGGAGCTAGGGAGGTTGTACCACCTGCTATGCCTGTACCAGCAGTTAGGTCTCCTGCTCCTTCTGCTGTCATGAGACCGGGCGTGCTCGCCATAACAGGCGTAGAGCTTTGAGCCGCCAACGCAAGGTCAGCAGACTCAGCATCACCACCCACAGAAGCAATAAGCTCAGGTGCGTAGATGGCTCCAGCAACGAGTGCGGCATCCCTCAGGATGGGACTCTGCACCACCTGATTGACCACATTACCAACTGCGTTTCCCACATCAGAAACTGCATTTGATACACCATCTACAACTTTACCAAGTACACCACCACTCATTTATAGCTCCCCATGTAAAACATAAGGATCAATCTGGTTGATTCCTGAGTGTTTCATCGTAATGTTTTTTAACCCTGCAAGCTGTGCAAGTCTCAAATCTGTACCCTCATTTTGAGCGTACATAAGAATGGATTTCATGCCTTTGTTCTTGAGAAACTTAGCCATTTTTCTCAAAGCATTGATATATTGTCTAGGTGGGTCACCATTGATAATGGCTAAGAGAACGTTTCTGTCTTTTTCTTTACAGAAGAAAATAACATTGTTAAATCTGATGGGCTTAAAACCTTGTCTAACCAAATTACCCATGGTCACCATAAGATCGTCATGGTTGCCACTCATATCATTGGTTAAGCGATGAGCATGGGCGATTTCGTGCACATCCTTCAACATATGTGGAGGATTGTTGTTGACAGGCTCATTGGCTATGTTGTCTGCCAAAGCGTGAGCTAACAAGTGTTCTATCATTTTTGTCCCTTTTGGAGTGACATTATTCCAACTAAACTTTCAGCCCATGTTTGCCACGTTGGGAATCCTCTGTGATCAGGTACTCCTGATTGCACAAAATACCCAATGCCTTGCATACCAGATGCCCACTCTCTCCAATTTTCCTCAGGCAAAGTCCCAAGTTGGTTTGGAGCAAAAAGTTCTGCCATATGAGCACACCACGAGTCCCAAGTATGCCCACGAGGATCGTAAACAACCATTATGGGTTACCTGTAGAGCGTTCATCGCCAATCTCACATGACAGCAAAACTTTACCCATTTGGTAGTTTCCACCATAGGTGTTGCTCTCAAACCTGATTCTCATCTCACGCCTTTGCTCTCTCATGTCGATTTTAAGCGTTGTGGGGCTAAATGTATATGGTCCAGTGGTGACATCGCTATCGTCAGCGTAGCCTTTGCCAGTGATGTAAAGGTTCATATTGCCATTTTGAACAAAATCTGGTTCAACACGCTCGACTCGAATCCAACGGTTAGTGCCTGAGGGGTCCATGGCCCCCGGCCCCCCCGTCACCCAGCCAATATTGTTTGTCTCAATGTAACTCTGTACTGCATCCACATTGGTCAAATACACCTGATCTGACCCTGTTTCATGTTGCCAAAGCGTAAAAAACTGATTAAATGTCGCTGTAATCGTCAACCCTGTACCACTTGAGGGTGCTCTCGCAGTTGTAGTCAATGTGCCTGATAGGGATTGAGAATAAGATCCACCATTTGCAATGCTCAATCCAGTCACAACACCACTAGAAACGCTTGTAACAGTTAAAAGTGCATTTGCTCCTGATCCACCATTGACAGCAATTACATCATTAACAGCATAACTAGATCCACCACTTACTATGGATAAAGCAGTAATTTGGTAACCTGTAGCTACATTAGATCCCCAAATTGGGTGCACAAACACCTCAGAAAACGTTCCTGCTGACCGTTTGGCTCCTACAGCTTGTCCTGCATCGTACCAAGTCTGCTCTCTAACATTGTAGATAACAGCATCTGTACATTCAGTTGCAGAACCTCTAGGGTAGAACCACCATATTTCACCCCAGCGAGGCACCTTAGTAACCCAAACTTTTTGCCTTTGAGCATAGTTCAGGTTATCAAAAAAGTAGTTTTGATTCAAAGTGTTGGGTACTTCCTGAACCACACCGTTATAAACCAAAAATCTATCTACTCCAGCCCAGTAATACAAACCATCGTATTCAATTACTGAGCTTGAAGACAAGATAGAGGTTTGACTAGAAATGATGTCATAAGTCCAGAAATAGCTATAACTACCTGATGTTGTAGGCGTAAAGCTAACCCTGATCAATGAATCCAAAGCCCAAAATAAACCAGAAGGTGAAGTTGTACCACCCCTGACAGGCAATCCCTTGACAATCTTTCCTGTGGCTACGTTGTTGATATTTGCATCAGAAGCAACCCAGTTGTTGAAGTCTCCTGCTGAACTATTCTGGATCAAGCCATCGTTGCCATAAACAAAAAGATAGGGATGGATAACAACACAACCACCAGAAACAGCGATTTGATTGTCAAAAGTCACTGGGGTATACAAAGTAAAAGTTAAGCCTGCAGTTGTTCCTGCAGTAGTTGTGATGGCTGTTCCACCAAGGGTGCTTGACAGAGTGAACGTTGTCGATCCATTGGTTGCGATGATGTAATAAGTCTTAGGGCTTGCGTAATTGAGGATTGAACCAGTTCCTGTGAGCGTACCCGTGATGACCACTGCCTCGCCTGTAGCCAAAGTGGTTGAGGTGCAAGAAAATTGTCCTGCAGTACCTGTAATTGCTACACCAGTAAGGCTAGGGGTTGTTCCAGTGGCATTTTGAGACATCGTCACCGTATTGGTGACAACAGAAACAACTGTCGTTCCAGTAGGAATATAGGTTCCAGTGATCAATTGACCAGCACCTACTTTGATGTCTGTGGAGCTTAAAGTAAGGGTGTTGGAGCCATTTGTGGTGGCACCAAAATCGTTGAAAATACCTACTTTGTTCATCGTACCCCCGGGGAACGAGCCGTACAAAACAGGCGTGTTCACAGTGCTGTCGATGGCTGAGAGGTTCTGCCCCGGGTGCGCTACAAGCGTCTGCCCACCTCCACCAGCATCGTGTGCAATATCAAATTGCCACAAATTATTCGTTGAACTAGTGAAATAGTTCAGCGTGTACTGCACTGGACCATACCCAGTACCATTAACGTTATTGGTTTGCCACTGCTCCAACCCTGCAGAATAGCCAGAAAGCACATAGTTAATGCCTCCAACAGAGGTCATTGTCATCCCACGAGAAATATTAGAGGCATTGTTAAAAATACCGTTGTACCCACCAATTTTACGAGGTCTCCCACGCTGAAAACGTACCCATACCCCATCTACATAAGATGGAGAATCAAACAAAGTACCATCCCTCTGGATGCCAGCCTTGATGTTTAGGGATATGACTTTTTCAGTCATTAGAACGTTCCCCCAGAAATGCCATTAGGAACGTACAAACCAAAAGAAGAAAACAACGCCCCTAAACTACCGTTGATTGCAACTCCAACTGTATTACTTGCAGGCAAATAAATACCAGTATTTGTATTAGAAGTAAAATTAATCGAAGGTGTAGAAAGCGATCCTGCTGACAAAGTCAAACTTGTAAAAGTGCTAGCTGAACCAGAATTAGCGTTGTATACATTGGTACCATCACAAATCACTAATATGGTTTGCATCTGTGAAACACTTACTGTAGCTCCACCACCTACACCAGTGCTTATAGTAAAAGTATACGACCCAGATGTATTGTTTGTAATTGCATACAACTGAACAGTTTGAGGAACTTTAACAATTTGGTTTGATGTTAATGTACCTGTATAAACTTGAATTGTATTTGATGCTTGAGCTGAACTTAATGTGTATGTGCCACCAGTTACGCTAACAGCTAACTGTGTGTAAGCAAAAGCATTAGATCTGCCATAAGCAAAAGTGTTATATCCTGATCCATTACAAACTACAACAACAGATTCGGTCAATTGAAGTTGTTGAGTTGGGTTCCCGTCAATAGTGTCTGATCCTTGAGGCGTAATGGTACAAATACCAGTTCCATCATTTTTTACCATGACAAACCAATTGTTACCTGCTGTACTAGAAGCTGGTAATGTCAATGTCCCAACACCAGTTGACCAAACAAGTAATGAAGCTCTACTTGCCAGTGGTATTGTCGTACTTGAATATATGAAACTTACATTGTATGACTGATTTAAGGTTGTATTGATTGCTGTTAAACCATAACCAGCCAAAGATGAAGAATTAGCTGATGAAGTTCCTGCACCAAATTGAATTTCAGCCCAAGTTCCTTGTGTTGTTGAATTATCAATTAAGTATATGTACCAAGCTAAACCAGAGGCAATCGTGATCAATGTATTGCCAAGAATATCTGTGACAGTAAAAGGATTTGATCCAGTATTTCTGATTAATGTAGATTGACCAGTAGATACTTGTAAAGCAGATGGCATTATCAAAGACAAGCCAGTTGTTGTGGCATTAACATCAATGATGTTTGCTACAACAGAACCAGTATTTCCATTGATAGGCCATTGAAGAAATGTATTTATTGAAAGAGTCAAAGACTCGTACCCAACTTGGGTAGGGCTTATCGTCTGGCCTGTGAACGGATCGGTATATGTGGTCATGATTAGCTATCCAGTGCGATGGCTTGTCTGTCAGCCAAACGAGAAACGTCCTCGGTCTTGAGGGCGGCTATGGCGGCATCGTACTTCTGTTGAAATATCTGCCTCTGATCGTTTTTCAAGAAAATCATCGCTTGCAACAACGTGCCAAAAATCATCGCATTTGGTGCATTTCTGGTCAGCCAGTTTGTTTGGTTGTCACTTGCAAGGGGTTGAATTCTTTCGTAAAAAAGAACCTCAAATGAGTATGCTTGATCAGGAGTAGGTGCAACTAACCAATGTTCATAGTCATAGTCACCATAATATTTGGGTGTACCAGTGGTTGACCCTGATGGAGCATACTGCTCAAGATATTCGTATTTACGCAAAAAAACAGGCTGTTTAGAGCCATTGTTTGTTATATTCATCGATACAGTTTTGCGCCATCTTGCTGGCTTTGGTATCACATTGTTACCTGCAGTCATCGTAGATTCAACTACTTGTAACTGACCTAAGGTTTTGATTTCTTGAGCTATTTCAAACTCACAAAGAGTTATGAAAGTAGGTATTTGATTAACAAGGGCTGTGTCATTACGCTCTAGGTACTGTTCTACAGTAGTGACTAAAGAGTTATACGTTAAAACGAATGATGGAGTCGCTGTAGTGGTCATGATTTAGCCATTCTTTTAGTCATTTTAACTACCTATATCCCTTCAGGCAAGGACTTGTAAAGCGTGTTCGGTTTGAGCTTTTCTGTCATCTAACCCAATCGTTCCACCGTTGATTCGTTTGGTCAAACCAAGATCATCACCAGCCTCTGCCAAAGCATTGCATCCATGGGTAGACCAGAACCAGCCTGCACTGAGACAAGCTACCCTTGGCTGTCTGACCAGCTCAGGTTGCATAACCAAATCGATCCCCAAAGCTTGTCCACAGTGCCAGTAGTTGTCGTGTCCTGTAAGCTGAAAGAGACCACCCCCTCTGAACCTCCATCCATCCCCAAAAGCCTCATCTCGGTTTCCCATACGGTTGCTGTAGATGTGGTTAGCAATCAACTGAGGCTGTCTGGCGTACTTGTTAGCTTCTTCAATAGTGGGAAAACGCTTAGACCAAAGTTTCATCAAAGACTCAGCCTTGTAGTTCAAGTTTTCCTCTAAAGCTCTGAAATGGTTGGATTCATGGGAGGCTTGGGCAATAAACCTAGCTTCTTGAGCCACAGAATTGATCTTAAAGCGTTCAAAAGTCTCTTTTAAGGGGTCTACCCACTCAGGACCTATCCCTAGAGCATGGAGCTTTTCTGCTGTAATCATTTGACACCCTCATTCACGGTTTCCATTACTTGGTTGTAACGGGCGATGCAGGAGTTGTAGCTGACGATGGCTGAGTCTCCATCTGAGGCGATTTGGACAATATCTTTAATAGCCTGTCTGTCAGATTCGGCTCCAGAGGCTCCATCCCCAGAGGAGGAACCTGCACTGGCTTGTACACCACAGGTGGAGGGGAGGCGCAACTCACCAGAGTCAATGCGAGCATTAATACTATTTTGCTTGGTTTTAATGTCATTTTTGGCCTGTTTTAGTTGGCTGGTGGCTCTTGCGAGCTTTTGTCCGAGTTCTGCTTCTTTTGCACGAGCTTCGCCATTAAGTCTTTCAATTTCAGCTTTATCTTCGTCAACTCGTCTTTGATAGCCTCTGTGATCAGCAACATAGTAACCTCCTGCGATGACTAACAACAAACCCACAACTTTCATGATGAAAGCGTGGGGCTTTAACATAGGGATAAACCCTACCAGATAACTCAATACATAAGCAACTGCACCAACTGCCAAAGCAATAACTGCAAGCCAATAAAACAAGTCATCAAAAAACCATGAGAGCATACTAAGCATTTTTAGCCTCTGCTCTAGCCATAGCCATGTGTTCTCTTATTTCATCATCTTCTAAGGTTGGTGGACCTTTAGGTGGTGGTGGTGGCGTCCAAGACTCGTCAAACTGAGGATTCTTAAAGGTAGGCAAAGATCCAAAAGGTTGGGTTGAGGCAAAGTTTGACCCAAAGTTTTGCCCCATTTGCCCCATCATGGGCTGGCCTTGCATACCATAGCAATTCATGGGCATAGTTGGAGCTGTAGCTTGTTTTATAGCTCCTATGGTACTTGCTACTCCACCAGCTACTTTTTTGCCTGCTACGCCTCCTATGGCACCTACAATCAAAAGAACGATGTCATTTAACATCTTTTGATCAGCTTGATCCATCGGTGATATGGCTTTGAGGGGCTGAATTACAAAAGTAGTCCTGTAAATCAAGGAAATAACAATAAAAAATAGAACAGCAGTGATGGATATGACCACAAAGGCCCATACCCTCGTTTCTATCTCATCATTTGTTAGCTTGTTCAACTTTCTTCTCCAGAACTGGTGCTACTAGGTACTCAGGGCAAGTTTGACTGAACTCACAGCGAGGATGTTGACATTCTTTGTCTTGAAAGTGGTCAAAGTCCTGACATATATATCTATATTTGTCTTCACATGAACACAAAAACGGGAAAAGTATACATATCAATACTGACGTATATACAAAATTGAATTTTTTAATCATTTCCCTTCAATCCTTGTCAAAGCTTTGTTGACCCTAAGTTCCATCTGCCTCACATCCACATACATCCAAGCAATCAGGGGAATCAACAATAACAAAACGACCAATAGAACAACAATCAGTAAGATGGCGAGTGTGTCATGCTTAGAATCATTAGCCATATCCACATCAGCATCAGCACTGTAATTGCTGTAGCCACCATTCTTCCCTTGATTAGATCTGCCTTTTGCTGACGTTGCCATTTTGCCCTACGCTCCTTTAGCATTTCTTCTCTCCTTGCTAGAGCCTGCACGTTGGCAATGTGACCAATTTGCTGATTGACACGAGTGTACAAATCCTTCAACTCATGTGGAACGTGGTACACCATGTAGTCACTCAGCTCCGTATTCAACTTCTCCATCTGCAAATTGGCAATCGTT